AATTGTGCCCCTGGATCCCCACCCATCTGCCCAGCCTGAATCATTTTTAAAACTTGACCTACCTTACCAAGATCATCAGCAATTCTATCAAAGTTTAGGTAATTCATTAGTGAGGTTTCAGTTAAAATGGAGTCATATCCACATTCACTGAATAGTCCATTAAGGAAGTCAGATACGTCAATTGATTCAACACCACTTTTTTCTTTCAAAAGCTCGGAGAACTCATATAATACTCTTCGGAGATTTGAATTCTTTGGACTTAACTTTGAAAAGGATTCAAATATTAAGGTTTCCATGCCGATTAATGAATTGAACGTAGGAACTGTAGTAAGGGTATGGACATTTATGCCATATTTTTCGTTTAGAACATCAGTAAAGAATTCCTTTACAGGTCGCTTAAACTCAAATATCTTAGCTACAAAGCTCTTTATATCTTTTTCTGGTATTTGCTTATCCTCAACCAGTAAATCTAGGTTACCCGCTACTAATGCGGTTAGCTGCTTCTTAGTAGCCATAGCAAAGTAAGGAATTTCACTTACAATTTCTGCTACTAATTGCATTATGTTATCATCAGATTCGTAAATCATTGATGGTAATCTTTGAATTCTTTCATTAGAGATCCAAACTGAATCTAAATGATTTCTGGATTCAAGAAGTTCCTGACCTAAAAGCTCCTGTCTACATAGGTGCTCGTATAGATTAGTATTTAATGCTGGTGGGACCTCAAATTCCTTGTCTTCCTTTAAGTCTTCTATTTGGATATAAGGAATGTTAAACGCATTAGAAATAACAGCGGATAGCTTTATAATGTTTCTAATGTCTGGGATCTTTAGAAACTCCTCATGCTCCTTTAGCAGGGTAACTAGATCATCCTTAAGCTCTAGTATTCTTTCAAACTCGGTTGTTCCTAGAATGTTAAGTGATTCATCAAACTTTTCTATTTTATTAACTAGTCTTTTTTGGATACGGTTGAAGTTTAACTTGGTCTCCCACAACCCAAGAATGCTATCAAATGAATTCTTAGCTTGTGGAATATCACTTTCTAGTAAGTCTGCTAAGAAACCAGATACCTTCTTGTCAGTAAGCTTGGAGAATAACTCTTCATTCTCAAGGATATCAACAGACTCAACATCAACGTTACTTAACTTAAGGGCATCTTTTGAATACTCTCCACGAATAACGTCACCAGATTCCGTTAGGTATGTTACCACCCAACCATCAACCTGGAATAACTCAACGTTTTCCCGTAATGATCTGCCAAGATAATCACCTAGCTTTACTAGATTCAAAAAAGTTTTATTTCTAGCTTCAAAAATGTTTGTTAACATATAATACCTTTCAAACTTATTTAGGGCTATTTCTTGCCCTTGTTTTTATTTATTTTTCTTTCCAACCCTAAATCTTTAACAATTCTAATGGCTTCCTCGCTTAATCCTTCCGAAATCATTAGTTTTGTTAGATTAGCATAATCTGTTTCTTCTGGAATTTGTGTAGGGGGAATATTTTCTGTAGACTCTTGTCCACCAGCTTCCATATCTCCAGGGCCAGCACCACCCATCATTGGATCCATTCCCATTCCAGGACCCATAGCCATTTGATTCATTAATGGGTCTAATTGTTGCTTCTCCATTTCCTGCATTAATTCAAGAATTTCAAGATCATTCATTTGATAGTAATTCTTAAAGATGTATTTCATTGGAAAAATACCTAAACCTTTTACTGCTTGAACAACCCTAGCCTTTTGCTCATCAATGTCTAATTGTCTCTTAGAAGACATATCAGAAGGTTCTGGTAACTTAATCTTTAGTCTGCTAACTGGTAATGACTGAAAGCCCTTTATAATTAAATGTCTTTTTGCAATAGCTTCTAAGCCTATTTGAACCATTTGTTGGACCCTAAGGATTACTCTTGCGAATTTAACATCTAGTTGGGAGAGGTTTGCTTTTCTTTCTGGGCTCTGATCTTTTTCTACGATATAATCCTTTGGGATCTTTAAGCAAGCTAGAAGCTTATCACGGAAATACTTAACATCATCAACTTCCCCTAGGTTTTCGGCTCCTGGCAGTGTCTCGATCTTTGTCCCGGAACTCTTACCATTAACTGATACGAAGAAATCTTCATCCTGCGACATTGGATTAAATCTAGCATCTATTTCCCCTGTCTGACGATTAAAGTAACGTTCCTTTTTAAACTTATTCTTTTGTAATTCTAGGTAGTGTTCAGCTTTAGATGATGGTAAGTTCCCTGTATCAACATAGAATACTCTACGCTCTGGACTCCTAGCCAGACGGTAGATTAACATAGCATCTTCCATCATCTTTAACGACTTATAGACTCTTCTAGCAGCAGCAGCTATAGATTTACCATAAGGATAGTAATCTGGATCTGAGCTAAAGAGGCGGAAATGAATTATTTGATTCTTATCAAGCGGTATTGTAAGCTTATCCGCTGCACCCATAGAAAAGTTAGAATTATTACCATTAGTAGAGTAAATCAACTCTTGAATAAAATCTGTTAGGATGCCATGCTCATTCTCCACCCGATAGAGAAAGTTTGGATCTAAAATCTTTACTTTCTGTATACCCTTACCAATGTTGTTGATATCTACTACAAGCTCTGCGAAACAATCACCATATTTTACTGTGTTTCTAACAATATCCCAAATGATATTTTTTAGGTTTAAATCCTCAAATAATTGAGTTATCTCTTCTTTTATAGCCTGATCCTTTGAGTCTATTTCCCATCTAGTTCCATCCAAATTATATTGAGTTGAATCATCTGCATAGATGTCAAATGCAGCAGCTATTTCTGGGTAGGAGTCCATATCCTCAAATTCCTGGTAACGTCTCTTACGTTCCAACTCCTCTTCAGTCATTGGAACCATGTAAGGTTTATTTGGTGATATAGAACCTAATATCTGATTTCTGACTATAGTATCACCCTGTAATGGGTGGGGAGTTGGTGGTTGCAGCGAGACATTCTGAGTAGGTTGCGTCGTTGGATTGGTTCTATTGGAGAATAATTTAGCAAAGAATTTACCCCCGCGACCAATTGGATAATACCAGGAACCAAACCATGAAGATATGCCAGTTCTACTAGGAGAGAACTGAGTCATACCAAAATTATTTTCGTTTAACTTATCAACCATCTTAAGTCTTCTTCTTCAATAAATCCGTTGGGAGTCTTTATCAGATATTTAGCCTTTGAGATTGGTGCGTTAAACTTATTATCTTCATTAGGTCTATGTTGCAGCATGGGGGTATTAGCTCTTATTTCGTTAAAACCAAAGATAGCAAGAGTTAACGCCATAACTAAATCATCATGGCAGTTAGTATCCGCAGTATATTTACCATTGTCATCGATAATAAAAGTTAAAAGTTCATCAATAGTGCGATCAGATTGAACTTTAACTTTGTTTAATCTTATCGCATCATCCATCTGAACCAACATTTGTCTTCTATTGGAGTCAACTACTTGAACTCCAATTTCATGCCTATCATCCAGAAAGAGGTTTTCATACTGTTGTATTTCTTTTAGCTCATAAATAAGGTTATGCCCAATAAGATTTCTTTCAGGTATAATGTATGCCGTATTATACTCGTTCCCTATTTGAAACAATATTGAAGCAAACTCATTAATTGGTGTTTTGTTTGACTTAAACTCCGCAACCTGTTCCCCAGTAAATAAATCTAATACCTGCGCTACGGAAGAATCTAACCCTCTTCCCAGGCTTGTATCAACACCTATTACATAATCATGGTGTGGGTCTGAATGTTTCCATATCCGTAATCTATTATTAAACCTAGTTGTATATGAATTGTTTTCATTGGCTTTTAGCTGCTTTAAGATTTCTCCATCAATAAAGGTATCACCCGTGCCAAGAAATTCTGCCTCATATTCTTGAAGCCATTCTTTATAAGTTATGGCTCCCCTAGTAGTCTGTTCCCATTTATCAATATCAACTGGGGTTGGAAGATCCATTAAAGCTTTATACATCTTCTCGTATCCCTTAGTTCTAAAATACTGAGGATGTTCTCTCCAGTTGATATTAATAGCCTTAAAGGAGCTTATACCATTCATAGCATCGACATACTGCCGATGATACCAGTTACCAACTCCATTAACTGTGGATAAGGCAATAACGGAACCACCAGTAGAAATGATTGGAAATACTGCTGCCCAGATAGTATCAATATTTTCAATAAATGCAGCTTCGTCCAGGATTAGTAATGATCCAGCCAAAGAACGTCCTGATTGTTTTGATGAAGACTTAGACTTTATCTCGGATCCATTAGTAAACCTAAGAGAGTGGGCAGAATCTTTAGCTAATGTTGGTTTCAACCATTCAGGAAGTTCCTCGTAAGCGGTTTTCATTCTGCTAAGGACTTCCATCGAAGCGTCATCATCCTTTGAAAGAATTGCAACTTTATAGTAATTTGTAAAAATGCACTTCCAAAGAGCATAGGCTGAGACTAAAGTAGTGCATCCAGCCTGACGAAACTTTTTTAATATAGAGAATCTATTTTGTCTAAATTCATTTACAAGATTCGTTTGAAACGGATATAATTCAAATGGAACCAATCCAAATATTGGGTGGACTACTTTAATATAGTTTGAAATAAAATATATCGGATCAATTTTACAACGTTGAAATTCTCTTTTAATATCTATTTCTACCATCTATGATATACCTATGTCTACCCGTATATATACGTTCATTTGTAGCAGGTATGATCGTCCCCCGGTTAATTTTGGTAAACTAGCTAATTTTATGCATACTGTAGGGGAGCTTCATATCCTTTACGATCAAACTGGAATATTCAATGGGTATGAGAATGGAATAAAATCTATTGAAAACACTATTAAATCTGATGATATAGTTGTCCTATGCCATGACGATATTCAAATATTTACTCCACCATTAGATTTTAAGCTAATACTGGAGGAAGAACTGTCTAGGCCGAATACTGGTTTCGTAGGTGTAGCTGGGACAACGCATCTTGGAAAAAATGCTATGTGGTGGGATCCAGAGAAGAGATTAAAGGGACTTCATAAAGGTTTTGTTTTTCAAGGACATGATATCTATAACCTAAGCCCAAACTATTTTGGGGCGCATGGGAACGTAGTGTGCCTAGATGGTCTGTTCCTCGCATGTAAGAAGTCTACAATAGATTTGATAGGTGGGCTAGGTAAGCCAGGGCAGTTTAAGAATGGTTGGGACTTCTATGATATCTTTTATACCATTTCAGCATACGAAAAAGGATTGTTTAACAGAACCGTTCCTATACTACTTACCCACTATTCCGATGGAATGATGCGGCCAACTTGGGATGAAAATAGAAAAGAATTCTGTAAAATGTTTAGATTACCAATAGTGTGTAAATAATGCAACTTTTACTTAGCTTTATACTTGCAATTTTTGGTGGATCAACCATTATTTGTTTTAGTAATATATTTAAGCCTATAAGGGATTACTTAATAAAAATTAACCCAAAGTTTTTAGGTAAGCTAATAACCTGCTTCCTATGCACAGGCTTTTGGTTAGGGTTTATTTTATCCTGCTTAGGGTTAGCTCCATTTACTAATTTATCCCCATATTACGTTTTTATCACACAGATCCTTGACGGATTCTGTGGGGCAGGAGTTTCGTGGCTGTTTTACTGTGTTTTGAAGGATAAAATGTTTGACTAAGGTAGTCAACATCCATTTGCACAAGGACCGTTAGCTTTTAATCCAAACTCTAATTTTAGTAGCATCTTAATACCTCTAAAGGATATGTATGAGTCATTTCAAAGTTTCTGTAGAAGAAATAGCAAATATCGAATTAATTCCCGGTAAAGATAGAATTGTATTGGCAACCGTTAAGGGTTGGAAGTGCATTGTTAAGAAAGACGAATTTAAAGTAGGAGATTACGGTTTATTCTTCCCACCTGATTCCCTTCTTCCAGCCACGGATGATAGATTCGACTTCATGCTCTCCAAGGCTTTCCGGGTTAAGACTATTAAACTCGGCGCAGCGTATAGCCAAGGATTATTGCTTCCCCTAAAGCTGTTCCCAGAGGTTACAGAGCCTTTTTATGATAACTATGCTGAAAAGCTTAACGTCGTCAAGTATATCCGCCCAGCGGAATCTAATCTTACCTTAGCTGGGGATCAGAAAGGCCCATTCCCTGCTGGATACCGT